GTCGCAGACGCCACCGTAATCTATGCGGATCTGGGCTGGTCTGCGGGCATGATCGACGGATCCGAACACGCTCGATCGATCGGCCAGGACGTCGAGGTGCGTACGATCGGCAAAGGGTGGGAGCGTGCCTGACGACGTCCCCCAGCGCTACAAGAGCTACGCCGCGTCGGTGCAGGCGGGCAATACGTCGCGCGAGGTCGCAGAGATCTACGGCGTCAGCGTGGCCACCGTGCAGCGGGCCTGTGCTCGCCTTGGCGTTGAGCGCCTCGGCCACCGACGGCCGAAGTTCACGACGGAGGAGGCGTGGGCGCTGTACGAGCGGCACAAGTCAGTCGCCGCCGTGGCGCGCGAGCTCGGCGTCAGTCGGCAGGCGATCACGCGGCGTTTTCAAAAGGACGGATGCACGACCAACTGGGACTCGCGCGGGCATCGGTACGACGAAGACGAGAAGTGGGCCGCGGTGCGAATGTACGAGGACGGCGAGGCGGTGGCAGACATCGAGGCTGCCACCGGGATGCACTCGAGCACGATCCGGCGGCTGGCAAGGCAGCAGGGCGTCAAGATCCGCGACCATGGGCCAATACCCAAGCTGACCTACGAAGAGGCACGCGACGCCGTCGAGCGTTGGGGGTCGCACCAAAGCGCCGCAGACGTCCTAGGCGTCTCGTGTAGCACCGTCACACGCACGCTGTGGCAGGGGCGATGTGCGGAGATGGCGAAGGAGGCCGCAGAATGACGAAGCCACGGCCCGACTTGATCCCCGCTGACGTACTGCTCGCGTGCGGTCGCGTCTTGGCGGCGGCATGGGACAAGCACGGCGATCCTCGCACGGCACTCGATGACCCGGAGCACCCCAACGGGACACGCGAGGCCAACGCGGCGAGCATCACCCGGCATCTGCTGGCGTGGCGCAGCGGCCAGATCTGGGACGACGAGACGGGCGAGCACCACCTGGCGCACCTGATCGTGCGGGCTGCGTACATGGCGAGCCGGGACTATCGGGACCGCGCGCGCGAGCTCGACCAACGCAAGGCGAGCACGCCGGACGAGTGGCACACGGCGGCGACGTCCGATCTGGTGCGAGCGTGGGAGGAGACGGACGACTGATGCTCGCCGCTCCCATGGATCACTTGCTGCTTGCCGCCTCGATCGCGCTCAACACGGCAGACGCAGCGCCCGAACCCCTCGAGCAGCAGTGCGCGGGGCACCCGTTGCAGGAGCGGTTCCTTGCCGACCGCAGCCGCGTGCGCGTTCTGGTGACATCACGGCGGACCGGCAAAACCGTCGTGCTGTGCGTGGACGCTGCCCGCACCGCTGCCCGCGTCGAGCCTGGGACCTGGGTGCTGTACGTGACCAAGACGCGCAAAAACGCGAAGGCGGTGGCCTGGCCCGAGATCAAGCGTGTTTTGCGGGAGTCGGGGCACGCCTACACGGCCAACGAAAGCGACTTGACGATCACGATCAGCGGCGGCGGATCGATTTTGCTGGGCGGCGCAGACAAGATCACGGAGATCGAGAAGTACCGCGGCTTCAACTTCGCGTTGGCGATCGTGGACGAGTGCGGCACGTACCCGAGCGACCTGCTCGAATCGCTGCGCGACGAGGTCCTAGAACCTGCGACGGTGGACACAGGCGGGCGCATGATCTTCAGCGGCACGCCTGGCCCGACACTGTCCGGCGCCTGGTACGAGATGAGCGGCCCGCAGGCGTCTGACGTCCACCGAGGTACGCTGATGGATAACCCGCACCTGATGCGGCACTTACCACCCGAACAGCGCAGGGCGGCGATCGTCGAGTTTCTCGCCGAGGTCCGCGAGCGCAACGGCTGGACGGAGGAAAGCCCGACCTACGTGCGCGAGTGGCTGGGCCAGTGGGCGCAGGATGACTCGGTGCTCGTGTTTCCGTTCGAGCTTGAGCGCAACGGCTGGGCGCCCGCCGCGGGGCCGCTAGGCTTGCCCTCGCACAGTACGACAGGCGTGCTGCTTGCGGTGCAGGACTGGCGCGCGGTCGTGGCCCTCGATGCCGGATACACGGACGCCAACGGATACGCCGTCCTGGCGACGCACCCGCACCGGCGGGAGGTGTTCGTGCTCGAGACACACAAGCGGCGCGGTCAGCTGATCGAGGCAGCAGCGCAGGAGATCCGCACGCTTCGCGAGCGGTACACGATCGACGGCCGTCAACCCGCGGTCGTCGTTGATGCGGGCGGCATGGGCAAGATCCACGCAGAGACCCTCGCGCAAAAGTACGGCCTACCCGTCACGCCGGCGGAAAAGCGCGAGAAGGCGTCCGCGATCAGTATGCTGCGCGATGACATCCTCTCGAGCCGGCTGCGCGTTTTCGCAGGTCCTGCCACCGACGCGATCCGCGAGGAGTGGAGCGTGCTGGCATGGGATGGCCGGCGCGAGCAGATCGCAGACGGGCAGGACGACCACGCCACCGACGCGGCGATCTATGCACACCGTTACTTGCGCAACTATACTCGGGCGATCCCGGCCCCAGCACCCGAACCAGGCACACGACAATGGCACCAGAAGGAGCGGCAAAAGATGATCGACGAGGCTCAAAAGCGAATGCGGCGACGGCTGAAGAAAGGACGCACGGTCGCATGACCAAGGCTCAGCTTGAGCAAGAGTTGGCAAATGTCCGCGCCGAGCGTGACACGCTGCTCGAGCAGCTCCAGCGGCTGCAAACCGACGACGAGGACGCAAGCGTCTTGCATACGATGCGAGCCAACGCGCAGCCCGACGGCGTCGTTGTGTCTGCGCCCGAAGGTACCCGCACGCAACGCGTGGCCCGTGTTGGTCGTGCGTTTCGGGACCTGGCGCGGACCCTGAACCTTCGCGGCGTCTGGGCTGTACAGGTCACAGGCAAGCGAATGAGGGGCGGCGCAGGGTGATCAAGTCGTCCGCCACCCTCGCGATCTTTGCGCTCGGCGTCCTGTTCATGGCGTTGGCGTCGTCGTTCCTCGAATGGAGGCGGCGGTGATTGAGATCCGCGACGCTACGGAGTCAGAGTTACGCCTTGTTCGGTCGTCTTGGTATCGGTCGTGGTGTCTGTGGACCCGTCATTCGCAATGGCGCAACGGCCAACGCTCGATCGCCTGGGGCGAGGAAAGCGGGCGCCGTATCTCTGAATGCGCCGCGCACCAGTACCTTCAGGCGTTCATCGGCAGCGTGACAGATGCGGAGACAGTTCTGGTTGCAGCCGTACAGATGCCAGACGGACAGTCCGAGGCCGTGGCTTGGGCGTGCCGTCAACCGGCATCAACGAAGGCCGGATCGGTGGTGCTGCTGCATTTCGTGTACACGCTGCGAGACTTCCGGCGCTGCGGAATAGCGCGCAAGCTGATCGATCGCGTGCGCACTGAGGCGGCGACGATTGACGCCGAGATCACCCCCACACACATGACGCGGGCCGGGATGGCCCTGCTTGAAAGCTCGACCGATGACAAGCGCAACACCGATCCGCACTCCATCACCCACTGATCGCCGTTGGTGGGACCACACTGCGCCCGACGATATGTTGGCTGCGCTGTTCATGGCGTACGAGACCGCACGCGACCACAGACACGGCGCCGAACGGTCTCAGTCGTACGACGCCCTGCGCGATATGTACACGGTGGGCGTGCAGACGTACGGCGTCGGAGATGCAGGCCCCGAAGGCGGGCCGATTGAGGTGTCGCGGCACAACATCCTGAGCAGCGTCATTGACACGGCGGCCAGCAAACTGCTCGAGCACCGGCCCGATCCGCAGGTCCTGACATCCGGCGGCGATGCGATCTTGCAGGAGCAGGCGCGAGACCTCACCGACTGGTGCGCCGCTGCATCCCGTGAGTGCGGCCTTCACCGCGTCGTCGAGCTCGCCGCCGTCGAGGCCATGATCGTGGGCACGGGAGCGTTTCGCGTGTTTGAGCGTGACGGCGCGCCCGCCTGCGAGATCGCGTACTGCGACTCAATCTATGTGGACCCGCTTGAGGCGCGGCACGACGCCGTGCTGACCTACTACCAGGAGCGCCGGATGGATCGGTCTGTGCTGGCGGAGCGCTTCCCCGAGCACGCCGAGCGGATCGCCAGCGCTGACGTTTCCTCGTCGTCATCGATGAGCGAGGAAGGACCCGCCGCGACAGATACCGACCGCATGGAGGGCACCAGCGATATGGTCAGCGTGGTGCTGGCTTGGCGCTGCGGCACCGGATCCGACCGGCACGGCCGCCACGTGATCGCCCTGCGAGACGTTGTACTGCATGACGAGCCGTATGAAACACAGGATGCGCCGTTCACGTTTGTGCGCTGGCGTCCGCGGCCTCGCTCGTTTTGGGGCATCGGCCTGTGCGAGTCGCTCGCCGGAATGCAGGAGCAGGTGGACCGGCACACGGAGACGATCGACGAGACCCTGGACGCGATGCCGCCTGCCATCATGGCGCCCACCGGATCGATCAAGCGCGAGCAGGTAGACGACGGGATCGCCAGGATCTACTACTACGAAGGCCAACAGCCCCCGACGATCTGGGCTCCAGGCGCCCAAGCAGTGCAGGGTCACGCCGCACGCGAGGCTGCGACAAAAGATGCGATGTACGCGATTGCTGGCGTGTCCTCGATGGAGGCAGGCGCGCAGAAGCCCGCAGGGCTCAACAGCGGGCGCGCACAGCTGGTGCACCAGGACATCAAGTCGCAACGCTTGCTCCGGCAACATCGAGACATCGAAGACGCGTACCGCGACGCTTTTACGCGGCTGATCCGCGTGGCCGATCGGATCCTTGAGGCAGACGACGCAGCAGACGGCGGCGAGGACGAGACTCGCGACCACGACCGCATGGTGTACCTGTCCGGCAAGGGCGAAGACCTGCGCGAGATCGCGTTTGCTGACGTACGGATCCGTGAGGCGCTGTACCGCGTGCAGGTGTTCCCCGTGTCCAAGCTGCCGGATAGTCCTGCCGGCCGCCTTGAGTTCGTCCAAGAGATGATCAACGCGGGGATCCTGGGTCCTGATGACGCGCTCGACCTGTTCGATATGCCGGACGTCGAGGGGGCGATCAAAAGCCGGATCGCGACCAAGCGCCACGCGCGGCGACTGGTGGACCACGCAATCACGCGCGGCCCGACGGTCGAGATGATGGGCACGCTTGACGACCTGGCCGAGATCATGCGCTACGGGACGCAGCGCTACGCCGCCAGCAAGATGGACGGCGCCACCGACGACGACCTGGGAGACCTGCGGGACCTGCTCGCGCAGGCCGAGGCATTCCAGCGCCAGGCAGCCGAGCAGGCCCAAGCCCAGGCGCAAGCACCCGCACCCGGAGGGCCGCAAGCGCCCGCAGGGATGCCACCGATCCCCGGAATGCCGGGCGCAGGAGCGTGACCCATGAGTCAAACACCAAGCAGCACAGATCCCGCCACCCCCACCGACGCTGACGCGTTTGCAGCTGCCGTGGCAGCGATCGGAGACGACGACGGCGCAGACGCGGCCGAGGCCACCGAGGCCACCGAGGCCACCGAAGCGGCACCCGCAGAGGCGCAAGCCGAGGCAGAAGGCGACGACAAGCCCGCAGACGCGCCCGCAGAGGACGCAGCAGCCCCCGAGGCTGACGGCATGGACATCGCGTCGCTGATGGCTAAGGCGCAGGCAAGACGCCAGGAGCGCGAAGCCAAGACCCCAGAAGCTGCGCCTGCGCCTCTGACCGCAGACGCCATTGCAAAGGCCGTGCAGAGCGGCAGCGATCAGCGATACCGGGCAGCGCTGGAGGCGGTAGCCCGCGGCGAGCTCGACGAGGCGGCGAAGCTCACCGGCGTTGACCCGGCGACGATCTTTGAGCGTGCGACCAAGCACGGCCTGCACCCAGGATCAGTCGCGGCGGAAGATCGGATCGCGTCCCTCGAGCGCGAGCTGGCGGCACTGAAGGACGCAAAGCCGTCCGGCGTCGTCACCGAAGAGGATTTCAAAGGCTGGCAGGCGGCGCAGACCCGCGAAACGAACAACCAGGCATTTGGTGCGCTGGTATCGGGTAAGGACGCACAGGAGGCCTACCCGCTATTGTCCCGACTTGCGCCGGATACCGCATTGGAATATGGTGCGGAGGCAGCGCAAGCGATGGCTGATGCCGGGCTTGCCTTCAGTGTGGAGACAGCTGCTCGGTACGCCGAGCAGATAGCAGCAAAGCGTCTCCCGGGATTTGCCGAGATCATCAAGTCGGCCCCTAGCGCGACATCAGGCGCAGCGGAAGCACAGTCACAGGCAGCCGGAGTTACGGCAACCGACGGCGCAAGCAAAGCCGGACGGACAATCGATAACCGCGCCGCAAGCGAATCCGCAACGGGCGCCCCCGATCCCTGGGACGATGAGGCTGTTTTTGCAGCAGCGATCAAAGCACTCTAGGGAAATGCGATACCTGCGCATGTAGCAGGTTAGGGCCCGCGGTCACGCACACGAAGGCGGCGCTTTCGAAAGAAAGCCGATCCGATGACCGCAACGCTGACTACCGTCGAGCGCGTGCTCAAGGAGCTTTACAGCCCTAGCCGCCTCGAATACCTCCTGTACAAGAGCAACCCCTTCCTCGGCCTGCTGCCCAAAAACACCTCGTTCGGTGGCAACTCGCTGCGGATCCCGATCATGTACGCCAGCACCAGCGGGCGATCGTCCGCGTTTGCAACGGCGCAGACCAACCGCGCTGGCGCTCGTTACTCGGGCTTCAACCTAACCCGCGTCGAGGACTACTCGATTTTTTCGATCTCCAACCACGCGCTGAAAGCGTCCCGCGGGGACAAGGCTGCGTTTGTCTCGGTCGTTGAGTCCGAGACCCGCGCCGCCATGAACAGCATTGAGCAGAGCATCAGCCGAAGCCTGTTTGGCAACGGTGGCGGTGCTCTGGGTGTGATCGGCTCTGGCCAGGGTACGCCCACGCTCACGCTCGCCGACCGCCAGGATATCGTCAACTTTCAGGTTGGCGACGTCCTTGTGGCTTCGACCACGGACGGCACCAGCGGCGCAGCGCTTGCCCCGACTGGCACGCTGATCGCGGTAGACCGCAGCGCGGGCACGATCACGACCACCGGCAACTTTGATGCCGCCTTCGCTGATGCGAACTTTTTGTTCCATCAAGGCGATTTCGGCGCCAAGCTGTCCGGCCTCGAGGCGTGGCTCCCTGCCACGGCTCCATCAGGCGGCGACTCGTTCTTTGGCGTCGATCGCTCCGTGGATACCTCGCGCCTCGCTGGCGTTCGGTACACCGCGACGGTGGCCGACGACGAGACGATCGATCAAGCGCTGGTGAACGCTGGCGCCGAGCTCCTGATCAACGGCGGCACGCCGGACACGATC